GTTGTTAGGTTAATTGCACCTGGTCCACTAATAGTTTGTCTACTACCAGTAAAGGCACCTGCCGCTGTTAACGGACCTTGTATGATTACTTCACCTGAAGTTGCTCCAGGTTCAATAGTAATATCTCCAGCCGCTCCAGCACCCTGTTGTATCTTAGTTGTTGATACATAATGAGAAGTACTTACAGATATTGGCCTGTCAACTGAGATCCAATTTTGAGTGTCATCAAAGTAGAACATTCTCGTACCGTCTTCGTTGTTAAACTCTAATCTGTTATTGTTATTTGTAATGGTTCCTGCTAAAGTGGCACCATCATCACTGTAAAATGCTAAATCACCATTGATCTGAGTATCAACTAAACTTAATGATCCATCTACCTGTTGACGATAAATTTCCCAAGTATTAAGATGTGTTCTATAGAATGTGTATTCATATATGTTTAAAGAATTTATTGCACTTGAAACAGCACCTAAATCTGTTGGCGTCTGTGTAACACCATTAACTTCTATCGTAGGAATATAAGCAGTACCACCTTGTACTATATGTATTCTTACACGTCTTACTCTTTGTGTACTTGTTTCAAGTCCTGTAAAGTTTGCAACAAGAGCGCCGCTTGGTGCGTTCCAATAAACGTTCTGTGTGTCAGTTGTATCAATTTCATATGTTCCAGTTGATACGTTTGTGTACAACATTTTTTCTTGAATACCTGGACTTGAACGTAATTCTCTTTCAAGTGTTACCGGACTTGCTATTGTAAAAGGTTGTGCCGCATTGGCTACGTTAGCAAGTTTACCATTTGCGTCTACACCAACACCATTATTAAATTTAATAACACCTGTACCTGACATGGTAATTGAAGTATCTGATGCAATAGTTAATGCACCTGTTTTGTTTATGTTTGCATTTACTTCACCAACTATCTGGTTAGCCGTAGCATCGACTAATTTTGATGTACCGTTCGTTCCGTATGCATCACTCATCATCTTGAAGCCTGTGATGTTACCAGCAGTAATTGTACCTACAGTATCTGTAAAGGTTCCTATCTCAGCGTTAGCAGTTGTTACTTGTGAGTTATTAACTTCTCCTAATACTGTACCTGTGTTACCATCAATAACTGTTGAACTGTCATCAATAGCAAACACTGAACCTTTTAGGTCGCCTACAAATCCTTCGCGAGCAAAAATTGGATTATTAATAAATGGTGTTCTCGCATCAATACCTGTGTTACCATCAATATATACCGTATTTGTTCCATCTGCCTTTGTTCCAATAAAAATATCATTGCCGCCTTCAGCAATTATATTAATTGTACCATTTTCTGCAATAAGATTAAGAAACCCTCCAGTTGTAGCGTTTACGTTTATAGTTCCTGTAGAGTTAAGGTTTATACCACTTGTTGTTGTAGCAGTATTAAACTGTGATGAAGTTACAGTAAATGGAGTATTACCTACATTAATATCAGCAGTAAGATAACCGTTGACAGCGTCTACAAGTTGTGTGCTGTCATCAGCAAATACACTACCAGTTATTTCACCGTCGAATGTTCCTTGTAGGTGTCCGTGGAATGTGTTAGCATAGACATTGTCGTATGGCTCACTGCCTCTACCAATGTCATTAACACCAAGTGGTGCAAGGTCACGTGTTCTTACTGTACCAGTACCGCTTTCAGTTCTTAGTACAGGATTATCTGTAATCTCAATTATTTCATAGTATGCTTGAAGTTCAAGTGTAATAGTTCCTGTGTTACCTGAGATGGTAAACACTGCTCTGTATTGTCCGCCACTGTTATCTGCTTCATTGTATAAGTTTGAAAACTCGTATGGTACACCTGCTACACCTGAAACTGTATCAAGTGTTGTCCAAGTAACACCGTTAAATCTTTGTATACTTGCCGATACTGCTGTTGCAGATGTTCCACTATCTAATTGGTAACCTACTGTATATTGCAGTACGCCTTTAGATGGTTTACTGTTAAATGTAAATGTCTTTGTAACAGTGTTAGATGTAATTTCTCTTTGATCTATTGCAAGTCTAAGTGCATCGCCTACTGTACCAGTACCTAAAAATTCTGATGTTGGAGAAACAAATCCATCTTCAGTTGTACTGCTTGTGATGTTTCCAACTTCAATGTCTTGTATGTAAAGTTGGTTAGTAGTAATAGCATTTCTTTTTGTTACAGTATGTAACGTATCTATTTCTGCTACTGCAAAAGAACCGATTTCAATTTCGCTTCCGTTCTTTCTTGTTAGTTGTATACCACCAGCCGCTGATAATTCAACGTGTGTTGTTGCGGCGTTTACATCTGTTAATTCTATTTTTGTTGTTCCTGGAGGTACATCTAAATTGTAATCAACATCAATCATCATAATGTCGTTACCAGCAGTGGTTGTTATAGTACCACCCTGTCCAACGTTATCGTGTGATCCGTAATAAAATGTTGTTGGTGCTGAATCGTTTAGTTCAAGTCTTATTTTTCTTGTTGTTGCACCTGTGAATCCAAGTTTGTAATTGGCCTTAGTTACTGCTACATCATCAAGCAAGTAAGTTACACCTGTTTCGTATTCTTCTCCGCTGATAGCACCACTTACAGCACCGTCGGCTGTGTTACTGAATACCATTGGACTTAGATAACCACCGTATGATGAGTTGGTAGCATCAGTTTGATCAAAAGTATATACTTGACCTTTTTGAAGTGTAAGTGCTTTTTGCTCAACACCGTCAAGGTAGTAAGCACCCATTGCCACACCGCCACCTGTATCAAAACCTACTGTAACAGTTATAGTCGCACCTGGACTTACAGTTGGTACATTCCAACTGATTCCATCACCTCTGCGAATACTTAAACTATCCTGTGTATTATCTGCTTCAAGTGTTTGCTCCAGAGTTGTACCGTCAGGAGAGTAAAGTTTAATGTATCTAAATATATCGTAAATTGCTGTGGGCATACCAGTATTGTTCCTATTAACAGTAGTATTTATTAAATATTCGTATGTTAGTAGTAGGCAACGGAGAAAGCCGTAAAGGCATTGTATTAGACCATATTGACGTTCCTAAGGTAGGCTGTAATGCTATTTTCAGGGAAGCAAAAGTACTTCATATTGTGTGTTGTGATCAACGCATGGCTCAAGAAGCAGTTAATAACTTCGTAAACTTGAAGTCAGGTATTTGGACACGTTTAGATTGGTTAGAACATTTTAGAGGTAAACACAATGTAAATTGTGTTCCTGGTCTGTGGTATGCAACAGACGAAAAAAGAGATCAACCATTTCATTGGGGTAGTGGATCGTATGCAGTATTAATTGCTTGTATGCAATCAGCACCTAATGACACAGTTGACTTATTAGGTTTTGACCTTTATGGTATTGATAAAAAAGTAAACAATATGTACAAAGGTTCACGTAACTATGCAGATGCAGATTCAAAAGAGATTGATCCAAGTTTTTGGATACACCAAATAGGCAAATGTATGGAACACTACTCACACAAAAAATTTAGAGTATTCAATAAAGAAGGTTGGGAAATGCCTGACAAATGGAAACTTGATAATGTAGAGTTTCATAATATAACGGAACTTACAAATGTCTTATAATCAAGAAAACCTATCGTTATTTCCTACCCTTGTAAGTGCATTTGATCTAACTGGTCATTCCCAAATAAGCACGTGCCTTGATATAATCAATAGTCACGAAACTGGAGACCATGCATTAATAATTGGTGGTAAAAGCAGTTTCATTAAAGGCGATGAAGAATTTTTGTTCAAACCTGAACTTGCAAAATTAAGAGCAGATATACAAAACTGCATTGACTTGTATTGTAAGACAGCAGGACTTGAAGAATCCATTTTAGGAACGAGTTGGTTTAACGTAATGGAAGAAGGCGGACAAGTAGATAAACATAGACACGAAGGTAGTGTTGTTAGCGGAGCATTTTATCCGCATGTTGCTGACGATAGTTGTCCGTTAATTTTTGAATCACCATTACGTCCTTTAAGAATGAACGATGTTTTTGAACAACAAAATCCTTACAGTAGTTATTTTGCAAGTTGTAAACCAAGATCAGGTTTGCTATTGATCTTTCCAAGTTGGCTTGAACATAGAACTGATCCAAATACATCATCAAAGAGAATCACAGTAAGTTTTAACACTATGCGTAAGAAATTGATTCCTCTTGTTGCCGCGAAGATGCATCATTATGGTAATTTTCCGGTTGACAAACAGGAATAGATATTATATAATTAGTGTTATGTTTAACAAAGGACTTGGCGTCAACCCTTCTAATTCTGCCGCCATTATTAATATAGGAGATAATAATGGGAAAACATTATAGTACAAAACATTACGGACACAATATAGGACTGTCGGCAGTCTTTAGACAACCAAATGCAGATCATTCACACTGCCATTTGTTGCATGGATATTCATTAGCATTTACATTTACTTTTGGTTGCGATGAATTGGATAACAAAAACTGGGCAGTAGACTTTGGTGGACTAAAACAAATCAAAGCATGGCTTGAAGATCATTTCGATCATAAAGTAGCAGTTGACATCAACGATCCACACATGGATAAGATGAAAGAACTTGAATCACTTGACCTTGCAGAGATTAGAGTCTTTGATGGTGTTGGTGCAGAAAAGTTTGCCGAACACGCATTTAACTTTGCAGACAAATTGATTAGAGAACAAAGCAATAATCGTTGTTATGTTGTAAAAGTTGAATGTGCAGAACACGGCGCCAACTCAGCAATTTACGAAGGATAGTTTAATGAAGAACTATGTTGTATGCCTGAAGTGGGGCGACAAGTATAGTGCGGAATATGTAAATGTGTTAGCCAACATGGTTAGCAGAAATACCACTGTACCTTACGAGTTTGTTTGTTTTACAGACAACAGTAATGGTATTCAACCAGGAGTAAGAGTTTTACCAGTACCTAAACTACCTGTAACAGGTTGGTGGTACAAGCCTTACTTCTTTAGTCCACAGTTACCTATCAAAGGAAACATACTTTATTTTGATCTTGATGTTATTATTTTTAGAAACATTGATAACTTGTTTACATATAATCCAGATAAGTTTTGTATCATACGTGACTTTAATAGACACATAAGACAAGATTGGAAGAAGATGAATTCAAGTGTTTGGCGTATGAAGTCAGGCACACAAGATCATGTATGGACAAATTTTGAAAAAGATAACTTTGTTGTAACCAAAAGGTTACATGGAGACCAAGATTGGATATACAGTCAGGTACGTGATAATTTTTGTTTTTGGCCAGATGAATGGATACAAAGTTACAAATGGGAAATGCGTAACAAACCACCTATGAGTAGGATTAACGGAGTACGTAATTTTAATGTACCCGGCGAACCAATTATCAAACCCGAAACAAGTGTAGCCGTGTTTCATGGCGAGCCACACCCTCATAATAGTGTAGATCAATGGTGTAAAGATAATTGGAAATAAACTTGACATTTAATAATAAAGATTGTATAATATAACTATGAATAAGAGAATTGGCTTTGCCTGCAAATACATGCACCCTGATCAGACTCAGAAGAAAAAACTTCTTGAGGAGATTCAGCGTCCACTCAACACAAGAAGTACAACAGTACAATGGTTGAACAGGCAAACAAGAGAAGTTGCCGAGCAACGACTGTGGGACATTATGGTTCACAACATACAGTCGTATATGAATTTGATTTCTTATGTAGGAGGTTTACCTAATGAACTTAGAATGGTACGTCTTGGTAGTGATGTTCTCCCTGTTTACACTCAGTCTGATTGGTCTTATTTCTGGCGCAAGCCTGATGTACGTGACTATTGTGCGAAAAACTTTGCGAACGTGGGTAAACGTGCGAGAGACTTGGATGTTCGTCTTAGTATGCATCCTGGTCAGTTTACTGTCCTGGCAAGTGATAACCCAGATATCGTAAATAGAAGTATAGAGGAGTTTGAATATCATGTTGATTGCATCAGATGGATGGGCTACGGCCAACAATTCCAAGACTTTAAATGTAATGTCCACATATCAGGCAGGCAAGGTCCAGCCGGTATCATCAATGCTCTCCCAAGATTATCTCAAGAGGCGAGAAACGTTATTACGATCGAGAACGACGAAATGTCGTGGGGCATCGATGCGTCACTCGAACTTGAAAAACATGTCGCACTCGTACTCGACATACACCATCACTGGGTGCGTACAGGTGAATACATACAACCCTCCGACGATAGATATCATCGCGTAGTTGACAGTTGGCGTGGTGTACGTCCTGTTATCCATTACAGTGTTTCACGTGAAGACTTACTTGTAGGACATGATCCTGACGTATTACCTAACATGGACGAACTACTTGAACAAGGCTTTAAGAAAGCAAAACTACGAGCTCATAGCGATATGATGTGGAATAACGCAGTAAATGACTGGGCTCTACAGTTTAACAACTCTGCAGACATTATGGTAGAGTCTAAACACAAAAACCTTGCTTCGCAGAAACTGTTAGAACATAAGGTAAATACAGTATGCGATTTAAACAACTTCAAAACTGTGAACGTACCAAAGCAAGAACTTGTCAGTGCGAAAGCCTAAGAAAACTATCCGAAGCAGAAGACGATAAAGTTGTAGCCGTTTGTGACTTAGTCCATTCGGACACTGTTAAGGGAACAATTTTCTTTATGCAAGGCCCAGGCACTGCTACTCTTATAAAGGGTAAGATAACTGGGTTAACTGAAGGTGAACATGGATTTCATGTACACGAATTTGGCGATCTATCAAACGGGTGTGAGAGTGCAGGCGGGCATTACAATCCAGACGGGGTAGAGCATGGAGATCTCAAAAATGGCCATGTGGGTGATTTAGGAAATATCACAGCCAACTCTGACGGGATATCAGAGTTTACAATTAAAGCAGAACGTATTGATTTAATTGGCGAACGTAGTATTATTGGTAGAGCAATAGTAGTACACGAAGACACAGATGACTTAGGAAAAGGCGGAGACGCTGAATCGTTGAAAACCGGAAACGCAGGTGAAAGATTGGCTTGCGGGGTAATTACTCTTACAAACGGAGAAAAATAATGATATCATTTTTAAAATCACTTTTTGGTGCAGGAGAGAAAAAGACATTGAAACTTTCAGACCACGTGGCTAATAAGAAGCCAAAGTCAGCACCTTTAATTTTGGTTCCATCAAAGGCAGATATGTCTAAGATGACAAAATCAAAATTAGAAGAGATGGGAAGAACTCACGGCATTGAGTTAGACAAACGTCTTACAAAAGACAAACTTGTAACTCAATTACGTAAGCACATGAACGCAAAAAACAAGTAAGGAGAAACTAAATGAAAAATTGGATTCAAAAAAGACTTGACGAAAGAACTTCTTGGGATGGCGCAATGCTTATCGCAGTAGGAGTTATTGTCCTTATAGCAGGACCATTTGCTAAATTGGCGGCATACGCGGCTATTGGTTATGGTGCTTGGACTATTTGGAAATCAGAATAATTATAATTGATCAATTGTAAGTAAACCATCTACGGTAGTGTTTAGTTTGCGCCTTTGTTCTGCACCTTTCTTTTGTGCAAAACGTTTAGGATCGCATTCTGGACACACGTGGTTATAGGCGTTATCTAAACGTTTAGGATCTACTTGTCCTTTGTCACGTTTAAATTCTTCGTGGCAGTTATCACATTCAAATATAATTACAGTCTTTACACGCTTGTATGAATGTGGCTTACCCTTTTTAGACTTACGGCTATACCATTTGACTTCTTGTTCTGTTCTACTAAACATACAAGTATTTACCTATTTACATTCGGATTATAAAATATAAACTAAATAATAGTAAGGAAACAAAATGACAGCAGTAGTACAACTAACAGATAACGCAATAGAACGTATGACAGATATGTTAAACGAGCATAAACAGAAGGTAGTACGTTTATCACTACAAGGCGGTGGCTGTGCTGGTTTCAAGTACGACTGGGCATTAGATAGTGCATCACAAACAGGTGATGAAGTTATTAAATTGCCAAACGGAGAGTTTGCTATCGACGATACAAGTGTAATGTATTTGTTAGGTAGTACAATAGATTATAAAAAAGAAGTATTTGGTTCTTACTTCACAATAGAAAACCCTGCATCAACATCAAGTTGCGGTTGTGGTGAGTCAATAGGATTTTAAAAAATGGCAAAAAGTATAATTAACATTGGTGTAGAAGGTAATGACGCTACCGGCGATAGTATAAGAGACGCCTTTAGTAAAGTAAACGAAAACTTTAGTGAACTTTACGCAGTATTTGGACAAGGCGGTACTATTAGATTTACTGCACTTTCAGACACACCAGATGAATTAGGTGCTAATAAGATTCCA